ACGAGCCGTCGCAAGGTGTGATAGTTTTGGGGGCCAGCTGATGTTGGCCCCCATTAAAGGAGAAGCGATGAAGAAAGCATTAACGGCGATCGCGTTGGCTGCTAGTATGATGGGGGCCAATGCTGGAATTTACTTGTTCGATGATGAGTTCAGTCAATCTGGATCGGACTGTAGTAACATCATCTTCGGGTGCGCAGCACTACGTACCACGGCCATTGCTGGCGGGGTACACTTTGAGTTTCTGGGTACCATGTCTGGAAACGAGAAGATCACGGGTCTGTATGGGAATATCGACCCGTATGAGGTACCGATCATGACTGCTATGTCGGGCACTGGCCTGGGTGCGTTCGTGAACATCGCCTTTGGTCAGGACGCGTACAAGGCCGATGGCGACGGGTACTTCGACTGGTTCATGTCGTTCAACACCAGCGGCGACACCTTCAGTTTGAACGATCTGCTGGAGTGGAACTTCATGGGAGTGACACTAGCCCAAGTGGACAGTGGTATCAGCCAGGACGGTCCAGTAGGTAAGACTGGGTTCCACTTTGCCATCCACACCCAAGGATTGGCAGATGGCGGTAGTGGTTGGTTCAGTGGCGATCCGGCAGGAGGGCGACCCACGCCATTTGATGAACCGCCTAATGGTGTGCCTGAACCCAGTACTGCGTGGCTCTTTGCACTAGCACTCGGTGGCCTGTGGCTTGGTGGTCACAAAAAGAAGGCTTAAATCGTCGATTTTGTGACATTTAGGTCGCGTTAAACGCGTTTAAAACGGCTCTGAGTGCGAATCTCAGGGCCTTTTTCGTGTTTGGAGGCTCCTATGTATGAAGAATGGCGTAAAATACAAGGTTTCGAAGGGTTTAGTGGGGCCGACGAATTGGAGGTAAGTGATTATGGTAGAATCAGGCGAAATGGACAAGTTACAGCCCCTGTTATTAACAAAAGAGGCTACTGGGTGGATTTCTGTAAGGGAGGACACCGTGAATGGTTGCCTCGTCTTATCTTGCGAACCTTTAATGGCCCGTGTCCTGAAGGACTATTTGCAATATGCAAAGATCGTAATCTTAGAAACTGCAAATTAGAAAACCTTACCTGGGGTACTCACTCAGATAAGGTTCCAAAAGAGCCGAAATCATTAAGGGCCGTGTCGAAAGCACGACGCACAAATCCAGCACGTCGTACCTTCGATGAATGGTTATCCAAGTTTAAGTAGCGGTATATTAACTTGGCCAAACAGCAAACCTAATAGCACTAGCACAGCTATAAGACCTAGTATAACCTGTGCTACTACACTAAATGGTGCAGGTAGTGGTACCTTGCTTAGTATCCAGTAAAACAGGTAAAAGACCAGACCTAGAATTATAACAGTAATCAGCAGGTTGATAAGATTCATTACTAGTTCCCCTGGTAACCGTAGTCATCCTGGAGCTGCGGTTGTTGAAACTGCGGCTGGTTCCAGGCACGTAGCATCCCCGCTTGCTGTGAAGCCATGCGGCGTGCATCTAACATGGGATTATTAAAAGGCGAGTAAGCCTCTTGCATATCCCCATATTGCGTGGTATTCAAGCTCTGTTGTCCTGCAGATCGATTCCTAGCTTGAAGCAATTTTGCTTGTACGTTAGGATTAGTCGGCATCATCGGCGTCTTTGGCATCATAGGCTTGATCGGACGTCTACCAAGCGTAATGTTTTGCCCTGGGCCACCATAGACATTATTATCTACTGGGCCCCCCACAGACAAGCGTGATGGGGGAGCAAACTGTGGCGGTGGTTGCATGGCCGGTACACCATACATAGGTGGAGTATACGGCTTCGGGTTTTGCGGAGCTCTACCACCATAAGGATTAGCTTGTGCAGTACCCTGAGGAGCTGGTGCCGTATTAGGCATTTGCACCCCATAAGTAGTTTGTGCAGGTGCACGTGGCATTGGTGTGCTATTGAATTGAGGCACACCATATTGAGGTTGCATGGGGGTCATAATTACTCCCGGCTACGCAGCATATCTGCAAGTTTCTTTGCCTGAAGCTTCTTCTCTTCAGGAGTAAAGGCCTTACCGAACTTAGGCCCATTCGGAACCTTCGGTGTAGCAGGTGTGGTGGGGGCCATACCTGTTTCGGCCTCCTCTATCTTCTTCTCACGAAGAATATTAGTTCTCTTGAAGATGTCCATCACTTCTTCCTTTTAGCTTCTTCAGGTATCTCTAATTTATCAACATCGATACTAGGAATGTTGTTGATATGTGTGTCTGCCTTACTACCATCGCCTAGTGCTATAGCACATCCGCTAAGTAAAAGGCTACAAAACTTGATAAGTAAAGTGAATCGCATACTGGGTTGAACCAGTTTGTTCAGACACCACACTGCATGTTACACGATGATTAGTTGTTTCACCAATACAATAACCAGCATTACCTGCTGTTGCTGAAGGTGCTTGTGGTGCAAGTGTACCACCTAATTGAGCATTAGTTGTAAAAGTTGTTGCAACAGGCAACGATAATGTCCAACTAGATCGCGTGGCACTAGCAGTAAATGTAACAGTAGTACGGCCTGAAACTGTTACAGTATTACCTACACGCATGTAGGCTAAATCACTAATTGTAACAGCTGTTACATTAGTGCCTGTAAATCCACTAGGTGTATAAGTACCACCGACTACATTATTAGCTACAAAGTTACCATTTGCATCAAGTGTTGCTTGATTAGCACTATTAGTGCGAAACGTCATCAAATTAGTTGATGGCGTATAGCGTATCCCACCTACAGCTCGTGTACTTGCAACTGAAAAATCATAACCAAGTGTACTTGCAACAGTTGTACCTACATGATTTTGAATTAAAGAAGTAGTAGTACCTTGAAAAACAGCTGTATCATTCGAAGCTTGCCATACAGGACTAGCTGCTGGTGAATCTTTACGTGCTTGAAAGCGTACTTCTGCAGTAGTATTTAGTCCAAGAAGACCTTCAACAAAAGCAGTAGCAGTACCAAAATACGCTACAATAGCTGATGTAATACTGGCTGATGGTATTGCATATAAGTCTATACGACTAAATCTATCAGTATTAGACCACGTAGACAATGCACGACCACGAATACTTGGTCCACTTTCAAGCGTATCACCATCAGTACCTGAAAAGATAATTTGGCCTAATGTATCATCAGTTATAACTGCAGTATACACACCAAAAGTACCTTTGCTTTTTGCCAAAGCAAGTATTGGACCCCCAGTATCAGTATTCCAACGAGAAATTAAAAGGCTAGCACCATCATTACCTGCACCATTAATTTGAACTAATGGTTCAGTTGTACCAACAGTGTATATTGTACCATCTGTAGAAAAAATCCCATTTACACCTGATGTAAACCAAGCTTTATCATTAATTAAACTAAGCCGAGTTGTACCATCTGGATTGAAATCAGTTTGAGCTGCCTTTATATCAATCTTACTATCACCTTCAAAGCTGAACCCCATCAAGGTCGCAGTCTTGAAGATACCAGTATTAATTTGACTTGCAAATGCAATACCAGGGAACGTCTCCGTACCATCAATGATTTTGAATTGAGCCAATGGACCCAATAGACCATCACGAGTAAAGACGTTATTTAGCTGGAGGGCAATATCTGCCAGTGTAGGATTAGCCCAATCGACATCGATTAGGGTATTTGCTACGACTGGATTAATACCAGCCGGCAGTGTATAGTTACCTGAGACGTCACGTGGCATGACTACTCCTCTTCAGATCTGTTTTGATAAGCACCACGGACTCCAAGACTAGTGGCCAACTCTGTTGCAAATTCAAGCTCTTCTGGTGTAAGATCACCAGCACCAGCTTTACGACGCAGCATATTAACCAATGGCGTTGTGCCTCGTTGCATGTACTTAATAGCTGGCTTAGTATAGCTAAGCGCACCAGCGCCTACATACGGTGCAACTGTACTCAGCCAACCAAGTGTACTAGTAGCACCTAATCCAGCTTGACCTGCAACACCTGCAGGACTAGACATTCTATGAAAAATAGGATTCGCACCGGCATTGACCTTAGGAGCCTTTTCTGGGAGGATATGTGAGGCTGCTTCGGTAACAGGATCAAGTTCTTCGCCCTTACTAAGCTTGCGAATCTGTGCAGGTGTGAAGAAGCCCTCTGCGCTTTGCTCTGCTGCTCGAGACATCTTAGAAAGACGCTTCTTAGCTGCACGGACATCTAGAATGATGTTCTTATGCGCAGGATCAGCTGCAACTTTTGGCTCCAACTTCTCGAACCAGTCATCACGAAGCTTGCGGAAAGCCTTTGCCAAGGACTCATTATCAGGTCCAGAATGACGTGCAAACTTCGCTGCTTGGAAATCAAGCTTCCTGCCTAGATCATAAGCAACTTGTCCTTCGATATCCCCCGCCTTTACATGGGGGACTAACTCGGTCTCAATAAAGCTCTTAAGTGTTGCAAGGACTCGTGGACCAGTAGATGGGTCTTCCTTAACAAAATCATCAAGGAATGTACCTGGAATCTCTTGTTTAACTGTTTGCGTACGACTAATGCCCTTAGCATTCTTGACCCTCTTCTCTACGGATGTAGTACCACCAATCAGCTTGGCAATGTCGCTATTATCACCAGCCGGTAGATAGAGGTTCGGTGCTGCATCTTCAAGACTCTTTGTAAGAATCTCATCAGCCTCTTGAATGCCTTTGCGACCACCAGCAGTAACCTTCTTATCTGCAAACGAGATAAGATCATTCAACTGCTGTTTATTGTAGTCTTCAATAGACCCACTAATGCGGTACTTCATAGGTCCACCCAAGAGCGGAACCTTTGACAAAGCAGACTCAACCCCTGCCATAGTACGACGCAATGGACCTGCACCAGTACCTGACATAGCTTGTCCAGGACCAAGCGTGATACCCGCTTCGTCAAGTAGCTTGGCATCTTCCGTCATGGTTTTACGGAGGGGGCCACCTACGACCTTGCCTAGTACAGTTCCTGCAGCTGTACCTAGTGCACCACCAACAGCAGCTTCTTTCTTCTCTTCATCAGGTGCCATCGCAGTGGCAACACCTACATCGCGGATAAGATCTTTACCAAGATTCAAAGTCTTACCACCAAGTTGCTGTGCTTGAGCAACCCGTTTTGAGGGGAGGAACTGTGCTAGAATATCACCACCAATAGAGCCTACAGTGCCCCAACCACCTGCTTCGTCGCTCTCTGCTTTAAGTCTAGCTAGTTGTTCATCTGAGGGGGCCAATCCATACTTGATGGCGGTTTTCTTAAGAGGGCCCCCAACATAGTCACTACCTAGCCATGCAGCAGTATCAACGATACCCCGCGATGCTCGTGCAGCGCTAGAGTGGAGGCCACGACGAATCCCTTCCAAAGCACCTACAGGCTTTGGATCATTGACTTCAGCTTCAAGCTGAGCTAATTCTAGGGCTTCTTCAGGAGTTAGAGCCATTAGTAGACTCCTAGGTATTCACCACCACCAGCTTGTTTGGCACGCAGCTCTTCAAGCCGTTTTCTCTTAAGCGACATAGCAGGTGTTTCGCCTTCTTTAGGCTTCCACTTAGGTGCTGGTACAACTGGATCGAGTCTACCACCACGTTCTGTATAGATCTCTAAAGCTTCTGGACGATGCCCTGACTTAACATTAGTCAAATCAGCATCGATAGCTTGTAGCAAACCCTGCCATGCATCTAGAAATTCTTGCTGCGTATATGAACCACTAGCTAAGTTAGTCTGGATCACGCGAGCTTGTTCAGAAATAGTCTGTGACAAGCCAGCTTGTTGGCGCATGATATCGCCGATAATGCGTTGCACCTTAGCAGCATTAGGATTCGTCTTCGGATCCATAAGCCCTACTTGCTGGGCTACAGAACGCATCCAAGGAGGTACTGCAGTATCACGTCCAACACCTGGAATAGATTTTGTTTTCAGAGTGTTAGGATCTGTGTTCTCATCAATTAAAGCTTGGACTTCTTGAGCTGCAGAAATAGTAGAGCTCAAACCCTTCATGCGCTTGCTAAGATCATTGATATCTTTTTCAAGTAACTTATTATCAGCACCTGCTGCAGCCTTCTTACCTTCAATTTTCTCAGTGGTAATAGCACGCAATGTAGCATCAGCCTGACGCTTCATTTCTTCTAGTGCTAAGTTATGCCGCCTAGTTTCTTCACGTCGGTACTGACTGTCAAAAGCAGTATCCTCTAGTCTAGCTCTAGCTAGTTGATCTGCCATTTTGGCTTGTTCACGACGCGCCTGCATAGTAAGACGCAATGCTTCACGGGCTTCTGTTTGACGATCCTCGCGAACTTGTTCTTCCTGCATGCCTCTATTCCAAAGCTCTGCAGGTCTCTCATTACCAGGAATAGCAAGTCCTGCAAGAGTAGCTTTTAAGACACTATCTCTTGTAGGAAGTTGTGCCGGAATCGACTCCAACTCAGAAGGGTTCATTGGGTCTACGGGGCCCATACGCTCAGGAACCCCTGGTGTAATGGCCGGCAAACCTGAACGCCAGGCTTCCGTAGCTCTATCAACGTCGCCCTGATAAGCTTGTTCTTGACCTAATGCAGCATCTTCGAACTCTGTAGCACGATTACGCATCATGATCGGCTTGACATAGTTAGCCAAGTTTTGCGACCATGACGGAGCTACATAGTGCCCCGATATCATACGACCATCACGTTCTTCATATGGATCTTCGCGCTCTGCTGCAAGGCGAAGCATGTCAGCCAGCTTACGCTGGCGGATCATCTCTGCTCTACGTGTTAGGAAGTCCATACTACCTCGGTGGCTGTGGCGTAGGTTGACCCCATCCGCCAGTTTGTGCAGATGTATTCAACAGACCCTGTGTTAGGTTATTCTGATTCGCATTGTATGCATTAGCTTGACCCACTTGAGCTGCATATGTATCTACAGCAGCTCTATACACATCTGGTGGGGCGACATAGTTCTCTTGTGCATACCGCTCAAAATTAGTATCAGGATTACCTGCAGCAATAAGACCTTTGTAGGTCTCCATGGGCTTATTGTATCCAGTTTCATACTCATCGAAGCCCATACCGCGTTGCGCTCTGTACTCACCAGCACGTTGCAAAGATCTACCAAATTGCCTGCCATACTCTTCATGACCAGCAATGATAGCCTTATTCTGTGCATCTGTATCAGCTTTGTCTTGACGTAGGAGCGCCGCCTGGAATGCAGTAGAATTCTCAGACAGACCTTGCGATTTCAGTCGCTGCACTTCTCGATCGCGTGCCAGTTTGCGTTCTGGCCGCATCAAATTCATCCACGCAGATTGAATCTCCTTGGCATTACCCTTAGGATTCATTACATCTGCGAACTCACGCAGACCTGCAGGCTTGAACTCGCCTTGAGCGCGAATCTTATTAAGGGCGGCTAGTTCAGCAGCTGACTTCGCCTTGAAAGATTTAGCATTCTCAGGTCCAAATACGACCTTCTGGGTCCACTTACCGTCTTTGCCTTTAGTCCAAGAAAGTACATTACCTTCAGGATCAATTTGAGTGGGGCGATTAGCTAGTGTGGTCTTATCTTGAGACGCCGCATTCAAACCTGCTTGTTGAATTGCAAGTGCTTTGAAGTCAGGAATAGGTACCGTCTTAGGATCTTGAAGCGCATTGATCAAGCCACCAGCACCGGAGACAATGCTAACCCACTGTGAAGGCTTAAGATTGCCCAAGAACTTCATTAAGCTACCAGTATCACCACTAGTAACGTAATCCCAAGCTTTAGAGATCCAATCTTGGTCTCCACCGCCACCAGTTTCAACTGCACCAACACCAATATCTGTAGTGCTTAGATCAGGATTGAATGGTGCATCTTCACCTGTATAACCAGGCACATCCCACGAACCTGCAGGATCGATTTCCACGGGATTACCTCCATCAGTAGGAACGTTACCGGGTACGTCCCACGAACCATTACTATCACCAGGGTTAGTCAAACCCTCAGGATTATCAACACTGAAATTCTGATCACCTGGGTTTACATCACCGAAATCTTGACTGCCTGCACCACCATACTGCACATTACCAGTATTCATTAAACCAGAAGCAAGATTTGTACCAGCAGCACCTACACCACCAGTAATAGCACCTGTTGCTATATCTTTCAGTGAAAGATTACCAGTTGCTAATCCTTTAACACCAGCACTAACAGCACCTTTAATGGCACCTTGACCTGCTGTATTAAGCAGACCAGACCCAGTTGATGTAGGAGCTAACGATGATGCTCCACCTGCTGCACTACCTGCTGCACCAGAAAACGCAGCTGCACCAGCACCACCTGCAATAGTACCAAGCAATGACAATGTTGCCATGGAGCCGTACTTATTGATGGCCCCCATATCACTGGAGTGAAGACTGAATTCCTTTAGTGCTTTAGCTTTCTGCTCAGGTGGAAGCGTATCAAGCCATTGAACCCGCAGCTTATCATTAGCTACTTTAAATGCCTGAGACTTCTTCCACTGCTCTTTCTCGAACTTCTTACGAAGCTTTTCATATTCAGGATTCTGAGTAAATCCACCACTGTCTCCACCGCTTTCCCATCCAGCACCACCAGGGACCTTATCCAAGGCAGCTTGTTGCTCCTTAGTAAAAGTAGTCGTGGTCTCACTGTCACCTTCAGAACCAAGACGAGTAGTAGAAACAGGATCAACAAGTCCTTGACGCTTTAGTTCCTTTTCAACCCAATCATTGCGTTGGTCATTGAATTGTTTGTACGCGCCTGTACCACCCTTCATACTACGGCGAAGAGAACTAAGGAAACCCATTAGAATACTCCGCTACCTACGTTGTAGGTATAGTCAGTAGCTGCCCAGAGAGTTTCACCTGTACTACGTACGCCTAATTGAATTGATGCAGCATTACCCATACCACGGGCCTGAATCCAGCGTCGCTCTACGTACGTACCACCACCCCAGTTTGCAAGGTTCCATAGATCAACATTCCACAAAGCAGCTACGGCGGGAATGACTGAATCTGGTGCAGATAGAATACTAGTATCAAAGTCATAGACAATGTTACTATTGAATGTAACAGGAACAGTCGTAATGAAGTTCGGCCGGTACATCCCTATTTGCTTCTGCTGTGTCGCCGCTCCTAAGTATGAATAAGCTTGCTGCACAGTAGCAGTAATACTATTACCACCAATGCCAGTATATCCAACAGCATCGACCGTACCATCCCATCCTAGCCAGACATTACCATCGTAATCACCAAAGTAGATCGCACTATCATGGTTTAACCATGTAGTTGCGTCCATGGCATTGAATTGCGTCCAAGAATTAATTAGTTGATTAGAGCAAAGTTGAATGTTACCGCCATCGACGGGGGTCGGAACATTAACGAGAAGCATGTTAATGTGCGGAAAGTACTTCAACTCCCATCCAAACTGACCTGAGTATTGGGTGGTTACTTCTGTAATCAAGAACTGGATTTTGTCACTCTTAAGCCGACTAGCTTGGTTCTCTGCTTTAATGGAGACCAATGTCTCTGTCATAGAGACAGCACCTTGCTGCGTCAAGATAATTAGATCACCACCAACTTTCGCATATGTACGACGACCTGCTACAGGTTCACCAATATAGTAAACACCTGCGAGGGCCCACTTCGCATCATCTGTTACATCAGTACCAGAGTATACGATCGCTTCACCTTCAGAGGTAAATGCAACTAGGTGATCTTCTGCACCATTACCATCGTCAACAGTCCAGTTAGCAAGGAACAGAAGATATCCACCCCGAGTCATTTGGGGGCCGAAATCAAAAGCTTCCCAGTCACCGTAGACAGCACCAGGTGGTAAGTACCAACCTACAGCTGTGTCCTTCTGTACAGCCCAAAGCCGACGTTGATGGGTAGTTAATTGAATCGCGTCATGTGGATCAAGAACATCCCACGTATTGGGGACAATGCCGTCACCTGCAACGAACCTACCTACTGTTGCACCAGTAGCAAAGATAGGATCATCAAAGCCATTAACTGCAATCATCCATCCACCAGCATCATTAGCGAATGATACTGTCTGCCATGGAGCTGGTGTCAATGCCGTAATTAATGGAGCGGCAACTACGCCTGTTACTGTGATATCATAGAACTCGTCATCGACCCAAGCAAACATGTACTTGGTGCCGTCGATGTTATTAAGCGCTGCAAGTGAGCTAATGACTCCAACAAGTCCAGATGCCCACAATCTGTAACCTTTACGTACTGTACAACCGTAAGGTTGAGGCCACCAGTTACGTAGAATGATAGCATCTGTCTGCTCCATCACAACGATGGAATCACGCGCGTTCAACCCTCCAATAGGCGCTGGAACGCTAGCTACCTTAACGGTACCTGGATTTGCAGGTGTAGCAAACATTATGGATTAACGTTCCAACTACCATCAGGAATTGACCATGGACCGATGAACTGCGACTGAATTTGTGGAGCCAATGATAAGATCTTAGCTCCCGTGTCCTTACCAGTTAGGGTGTTAAAGACACGCATGAAGTCTGCATTGACACCAGTTGTATTCATGCCTTTCAATTCATAGAACTTGAACTTCACAAACTTGATCAGCAACCATGGATCGTAACGCAAGATGTCACTATCCAAAGATATCAAAGACTGTGGAGTTACTCCACCACCGAGTACCCAGTTGATACTGATGTACTCCATAGCCATTGTAAAGTTAGGTGTACTAGGAACAGGCCAAAGCTTGAATTTATTGTTTTGTACACGGAACCGCATACGAGGCAGTGCAGCTACCAAGCTACCCTTAAGCCACGCCCATTCTTGTGGGGACTTAGGACCAAGCAATGGCCAGTGATTCGTTCGATCCCATTGAGTTTGATCGGTAAAGTAGACATAATCAGCAGGAAGATTATACTCCTCTTGTCCGTCTACAGTATCGAAGGTGTATTCAGTAGCAAGTTGCTCCCAAGGATAGTACATCAGGAGCTCATTACCTGCCGAATTCAGCAAAGCAAGCAACTGGACCGACTGAACATCCGAAATACCCGTAATAGTAGGAACTTGGGTAAGACCCAGCTCACCAGCTACTTGGTTTAAGACACTAAGTGCGGTCCAGTAAGCCATATTACGCCTTTGGAGTTACCTTAGCAGCATTATCAGCAGCTTTCTGGGCTAGAATAGCTGCCATTTGCTCCTGAAGTTCCTTGATTTGCGCATCACGCTTCTCAAGTTCAGATTGCAGCTTCAACATAGGAGCCGCGTTCTTAGCAGCATCGATGTAAGCAAGCGCTTTTTGCTTGATTGCATGATGACCCATAAACTTCTGGGACAGCGAATCAGCCATTCCAACCAGTTGTTCGATAGTATAGCAACCAACTGCGTTGAACTCTGCAATCTGGCTAATCGACAACCATGGAAGCTGATTTAGTGGGGTGCCACTACCGGCAGATTGGTCACGTCCTTGCTTGTAACGTGCCCATTGTGTGGGGAAACGCTGCTGGTACTCGTATGTAGCGTCACCCACAAAGGTGTCACGAGAACCAGGAGTAATGATCTTGACCAGATCAATCTCATCAAAGATAGGACGACCTGCATCGATGGATTTGATTTCGTTCTTGATCGGTTCACGATAGAACAAGACAACGAGACTCTTATCAGCATCGGATTGCTGATTGGTCTCAAAGTTCATATTGAAATCTAGGACTTCTGACATGGTGGTTCCTTAAATGCCAATCGTGGGGACAACTTCTAGGATCAAACGAGCATCTGTGAGTTCTACGTCATCAATACCTCCGCTGATTTTACTTGCACGAACTTCATATATTGCATCACCAGCAACTGGTACAGCATTAATGATTTCAAATGAACCTTCAGCAATATTGGTATTGCCTTGACCACTAATGGTACAACCACCAGGTACACTAATACCATCACGGAACAAACTAAAGACAATCTCATTGCCCGTGTCACAGGAAATACCTGCGTAGAATGTCACCCGAGTATTAGTACTTGGAAGACCCAATGCATTACGACGGAGTTGACCACTAGTAGGACCAAATGATGTGAAGTCCGGGGTAATTGCCAACAGATTTGGCAATACAATCATCACAGGTACAAGTCCTAATCCTACTAATGTTGCCGTATCTGCACCAATTGCACCAAATCCAGGAGTCATTGTATCAATGATATCCTTGATCATGTTCCGCACATCAGCAGCACTAATATCCTGCGTGATGTTATCTGGCAACGAGGTGTCTGCTTGTTGGAGCAATGCAAACATTGTTTTACGTGGCATATTAGACTCCAATGTCAAACGCCATATCGAAACCAAAATCAAACTCACCCAAATCTATGGGCGGGACAATGCCAGGTGAAATGCAAAGTCTACCTTCACCATCCAAAGGTAGACCCGCATACCAAAATACAGGTAGGTTATTACTAACACGCAATGAACCAGTAGGATCAGTTACAGGACCTTCACCTACAATCAGTGGGTTATCAGAATCAGTGAGTTGTCCTGGAGAGGTATAACCAATACCACCTAGAAAATTATCAGGTAAACCACCTGGTTCTGACGATAACCCACCATCCGCAGCAATTGGGGTACCACCATTGAAATCAACGGGTAACTCTGTTGACAGAATTACCCGACCTTCAGGATCGAATTTGAGGAGACCTGCGAC